TTTTTTTGTTGTATCTGTAAAGTTGTAATCGCTGTTAAGCTTCACGCTTGCTATTTCGCAGAGAATAATCAAGCTATCAACAGCTTCTTTGACCCTTTCATTTAGCGCCGCGGCCTCATAAAGAGACTCAGCATAAGATTGAAATGCGAAAGTTGATGAGGGTAGTTTGTTCTCTCGGCCGCTTCCCACTTTTTCAAACAACACATATCGTGTTGGTGCAGGTTCCGGCTTTTCGAGATATACGGGTTCAACACGTTTTGTTGCTAAATGGTTTAAAACAACCAATTCAATCATCATCTCACCGCCTTGAGTAGAGTGTTATTTTCGAGATTGTCTTTGTGCGCTTCCGGCGTATCCGCCCGAACTCTTGCAACTGCTCGCGTTCCGGCAACAAAAGAATCTTGCTCAAATCCTTCACCTGCTCGATTCCTAATATCAGAAGCATGAGCGTTTAGAATCGATTGCATTTCTTCGGATTGCATTAGTTCGCGCACGCCGGCTCGATTCAACACAAATTTAAATTTCTTACTCATAGCGCTCTACCATCACTTTCTTGTTCCAGTCCAACGGTATCATGTCATCAATTCCTTGTGTAGGAATCCCGAATACACGCCAGCGTTCATTGAAGAACAATACTTCTTGATTCTCCCATTCATTCTCGTCACCTTTAGGAATTGCAAGCGTATACACAGCCTTTCTACCTGTAAGGTCGAGCCTGTTCACGGCATCGTCCGAAGATACAGGCGCGACAAGAACATTATGGACCGGAATCTCAACATCTTCATATATTGGCTTCCCGAAAGGGTCTTCACCAGTTTTGTTTTGATTGATTAGCGTTACCGTTATTCCTCTTATGCGGCTCATATCACACCCACCATTCGTCATCAACAGCATAATCTGTCCCGTACGGTTCGATTACGCCATATCTTTGTCGTTTCAGTCCTAACCGGACAAGCTCGGTGTTTTTGATAAAAAGACCGCCGCCAGGCACCAAGAACGTGCCAGAATAACTATATCCGAGCGCTGATTCTGATGTTTGAATCATCGGCTCGCTATCTGTAGAGGTCATAAGTGTTCTGGCGACTACGTCAACGGTTACAGACTTAACAACATTCGCATAAGACGGACTTGCTGCAATCATTTCGTCTAAGTCCTTGCCTACTTTTTTAGCTTCAACCCGTAAAGAATCCGAAACCACTTCGAGTAGGGATTCTGCTCTATCGACCTCATCTGGGTTTAGCGGCCGCCACAATGTAATTAAGTCGTTAATCGTTGCAAAGTTCGCCATTTTTTCACCTACTCAATTTCTACTGCATCAGATAAGGCTATAGCATCTATGATGTCTGCTTTTTTTGTTGCGTTGCCTAAATCGATACCGTGTTTTGATGCAAATTCTTTTAATTGTACAACAGTCATTTCTGACAATGTAACCACATTGTCATCATCCTCGGTTTCTTCGACAACCTCGACTACATTCTCAACTTCCTGGGCTTCTTCTACCGCTTCCCTGACCGGAGCCCAATCCGGACCGGATATAGGACAGGGGCTATCTATGACAGCCCCTGTTTTAATATTTTTATAACGCATGTCAGTTCACCGATTAGGTACTCTTGTGGACAGTAACGCTTGTTCCTGTTGTCGGAAAATCAAAACCACCAATGTCGGCAATCTTCATCGTCACATTACCTTGTGTGGTGACAGAATCAAGCGCAAGCACATAGTTCTTTCCCGAACCAGTCAGCGCACCTGGCGCGGCTTCACCCGTTCCATCTTCAAGCGTAAAATGTTCTGCTTTTAGGCCAACAACATCGGAGCTGAGTGTAATAGTAATTTTTGTTGATGTTGTTGTGCTGGATGTTCCGTCAGCGGTAGCAGAACTGACGCTGATTGAGGTGGGCACTACAACCCTTGCAAAACTTGCTGGATTCAAGATGCCCCAACCGAGATACAACTCGGCCCTTAGATAAACTTGGCCGTGTCCTTTTAGGTCTTCCCCAGAATTGTCAGGATCGCCATACGGAATAATTTCCATCGGAATTTCTTTCGCATAACCCCAACGGAACGCATTTTCAAAGTCGCCCACAATCGCTCTGTCGCTGCCGGCGGCAGAAACTGTTTTGTTGATTTCGACTCTGAGGCCGTTGACTGACTTTGGATTTGCACCCCAGGCCAACTCGGGAAATTGCTTAACATTGTTAACTTTATAGTCTGCAAGAGCAGCGCTGAATATCTTACTAAATATTGCCCCCGTTACATCGCCTTCTGAACCATCCACCAACTGAACAGCAGCCTCTATGTTCGCATCAGGGTTTGTTGAATCGTAACTGATAAGTTGCATGACTTCTGCATCAAAGTGCTTATTTCCAATAACAGTAGAAGCCGTCATGGTTCTCGGATTCACTCCATGAAGAGCCATGAGGTCAAGGCCTTTTGCTGCCTTTCTTGCAAAGCCTTCTATAAAAGGTTTTAAAATTTTGATTTGTTCTTCTTCGGCGGCATACATGAACTCGTCCGAAACACGTGAGCCATATTCAATTTTTAACGGAACGATGGTTTTCGGCGTTAATGTAATTCCGCCGTGTGACTTCGCCGCGTTCTCTGCTACAATATTAACCTCAGAATCCATCGTAAAAACAAACTCCTTCAACCCGTTAAAAGGAATCGGAGTCTGTGCCGCCAAAGCGGCAAGAGAACTTTTACCTTTTACGCCGTTTATGATTTCCGAAACAATTTCCGGATTAAAAAGTGTACCTTTAGATAATGTTGCCATTTTTTATTCTCCTTTAATTTGGTTTAATAGCTCCCTATAAGGAGCATCTTTGTCATCCACCTTTGGCTCGTTGTCCCTTAGCGGTGGCGTTTTTTTGTTTTTGCCGAGTAAATCGGCCAACAGTTTCGCATCTTCCCGAATCGCTTTCTCATCATCTCCAGTTAACCGACTTGCAAGTTCATACGAGAGGCCATGTTCGATGGCAATGGATGTTTTCAATTTATCCGTTTCGTATTTTTTGACTTTGGCTGTTAGATCAGCGATTGTCGTTTCTTGCTCCCCTAAAGATTTTTTATTTGCTTCCAGCTTCTGATTCAAATCATTAAGCTGTTTTTCGAGTGTTGCTTTCGAGGTTTTTAATTCATCGTAATCAGCGTATTTTTTATTCAGCGTTTCTTGTTCGCGCTTCAACCTTTCGCTGATTGCTGCGTCAAATTCCTCTTGTGTTGTGATTGTTTTAAATTCTGACATTTGTATTTCCTTTCCCCACTTACCAGGTGGTATCCGTATTTTTGAGCATAAAAAAACGACCTTTTAACGCCGTGTCGAGGGCGCAATTTATTTAAACAATTAATTTAATCAACCTCCGTTTTCCATAATAAAAAAGCACCCGTAAGTGCTTAAATAACTACTTCTTTCTTTCTAAACTCTACATTTTTTCATTGCTTAAAAAGTCCATAAAACGTTGATAATAAAGGGTTATGTAAACTATGTATACCTGTAAACTATAAGTGTTTTATAACTAAGCGTTTTTTAGCTCTTCTTCTCTTTCACTTAATGTTGTAGACCGACACTCAATATCTTATTCTTTGTTTTCTCTTTGGTTTACTTTCTGCGCAAGCCCAGTGTGCAAGGATTGCCGAATCCATCAGCGCAATATCATTGTCGTCAAATTGTGACTTGTACCCAAAGCCCCCCGATGTTCCGATAGCCCTTTTTTCGCAATTTGTAATCACTTGCGCAAGTGATGGCTGCCCTTTATGACAGATGCTGCTTTGATAAACTCCCTGTTCAAAACTCGAGTTAGCTATAATAAATTCTTTAACTGTTGGCAATGTCGGTGTCGGCTTGATTTTCGCTTCCTTAATTTCCGATGCAAGCAGATTTTGACCGCTTGCTCCGTCTATAACAACAATTTGTGCGTTTGCTTTTTTTAAAAAGTTTAAAATCCATGCGTTTCCGTTTCGTACGGATTGACAATCAATAGCTTCAACGAAAATTTTACCCCCTACAGTTTTTACTGCTATTGACATTGCCACATTTGCGCCATCGTGCCCGTATTTTATACCAACAAACAGTTTGCCTTGCAGTTTCGGTATTCTGGCCACCTTCAGCGCTTCCCATTCAGTTGCACTAATAGCAGATTTTTGATTATATCTCAGCCATAGACCAAGTCGCTGAATGTTAAAGTCAATAAAATCATGTCCTATCTCATCCGTCACCGAACGCTCTGTAAAGATTAACCCTAATGATGGATTTGTGAGATACCATAAATCTTTATCTCTTATATCTGATTCTTCTTCGACTGACCACTCCGCCCAGCCTGTATTTTCTGCTCCGCCTTCAATGGCAGATTTGCGCAAATTTGCAAAAACCATACCGCTTGATAACGGCGTTGGCGGCGTTCCGCAGAATAATGTTTGTGGATTTTGGCTATCTGTGACTACATACTTTAATGCGCTTTCCTGGTCATCGGTGTATTCTTGCGCCTCGTCAATAACCAACAAATCAAAGCCTTCGCCGAGTCCACCCTTACTCGAACGCGTCCTGAACTCAACCCTTCCGCCCGTTTTTGGTATTTCGATTCGCTCTCTGCCTGTAGACCGCAAAGAATTATATTCAATTTTTGCTTTATCGAATAAGTTTAAAAGTCGTTCCCATGCAGTATGGCTTGTTGTGGTTCTGTGTGCAGTGTGTAAGATATTCTCTCCTTGCATCAACCCCCACATTTCGCGCATGGCCACAACTTCGTTTTTTCCGTTCCGGCGCGGCAAGCTGTATCCGAACTTAGTATGTGTCCACAATCCATCCTTGTTAAGAGCCATCATCGGTTTCAGAAGATTGATTTGCCACTCAAACACTGTGCGTTCTGTTTTTTGATAAAGCTCTACCGCCTCTTGGTAGATGCTGTTTTTGTATGGACGAAATACGCATTTTGTAGGCTTTTGGTTGCCTATTTTCTTTTTTGTCATGTCGTCTTTTGTTTAGATTGCCGATTGCAACATTTGTGCCGTTCCGCAGAATACCGCCTCTCCATTTACTCATTTGCGCGTTATGATTTTAATCTTGTTCTATATACATCTTCTCTTTTCTCACTATTTAGTTTTCGATTTCTATTAACATTTCTTGAAATATTTTATCAACAGACATTTCTGATAAATAGTAAAGATCACCATCGCTATATTGCGTTCTGGGCGTGTCTTCTGAATCACCATATTCAATGAGAATTATATCTTCATCGTCCCATACCATAGTGGACAAAGTAAACACATGCCCATCTTTTTTTTTGAAACGTAGTTCGTTGTCAACAAAATAATTATCA